CAATGCAAGTAAGTTGACACAAGTAGCCAAAGTAGAAGATGAAAAGAATGCTTTTATGGCGGCTAAACTTAGGGCTAGAAATCAAAGAAAGAAGATTTTAGAGCATCAACATACTTGGCTAATATGCGGAATAAGTGGCGACCCCGGAACAGGAAAAACTGGAGTAGCAATTGATTGTAGAACAGAAGAAGAAAAAGAAACTCATTGGGTTTTTATTCTAGATTTTGATGAAGGTGCTGAACCTACTTGGAGGCAACATTGGAGTGAAGATGATAAAGTATTCATCTTTAATCCCCATGTTTATACCGAGGATATGGAAGTAGATTATTTGAAAACTGCTGACATGGCTAGGTTCTTTATCGGAATGGTTAAGGAAGCGATTGAAACAAAGAAGATTACTTTTGAAGATGAAGAAGTAGAAGTGCTAAATGTTAAGGCACTAATCTTTGATGGACTAGATACTTGGCTAGATACTACAAATATGATTGCACGACTTAACCACATTAAGGGTAAGGACCCAAGAGCGGCTGATAAAGTTAAAATGGTTCCTACCCAATGGTATGCAAGAACAGAAGAATACAAGCGATTGTTTAAGGCCGCTTGTCAACTTCAATGTCATAAGTTCTTCATTACACATATGAAAGAAGTGCATGATGGTTTTGAAGTTGTTGGACAAAAGCCCGATTGGGAAAAGTCCACTACTGCAAAGTTGTTTCAACATATCCACACATATCGTGAGGAAAGAAACAATACGACAAAATTACACGCTAAGGTTCTCAAGTCAAAGACCAATGCAGACAATGAAGGGCAATCCTTCATGCTGTTTGAAAACAACAAAGGTAAGGTCACTTGGAACGGTTTAACACCAATCAAGGAAAATAACCTTTGAGTGTAGTGGTTTTTGATATAGGGGTGCTGTTATGTTATGTTATATTATGGAGGAATTTAAATGGAATTTAGAATGAATGGAAAGGAATTGAAAGAAGCAATTAATATTTGCAGACTACGGGGGAAATACAATGAAGGTATGGGTAATAAAACCAGTGTCTTATGCGATGATTTATTTATCGAAGTAGAAGACGGAATGGTTTATATTCAAAATGCTAATAATTATACCTATGTGGTTTATAGACACAACGATGAAGAGGCAATTAACGGAATGGTTAATCTGTCCGGCTCTACACTTGAAAAGTATTTGAAGGATGCAGACTTAGTGTTTAGAAGTGATGATGGAAAAATTGAATTGGCTTCGGGAAATAGCATTGTGACTTTACCTACTTTGGGTAGGCATGAAGAACTTAATGTTATTTACCGGTTGAAGGATAAGTTGAGAAACTTAACTCGCAGGTCAATAAGAAAGATGGTAAGAGAAGAACAAGATATTTTCGTGACCGCTACTCTCGCATTAAAAACAATGCTTGATGTTGAGTCCGAAGAACTTACAGAAGCGATGATGCTTGCAGAAAAGGTAGGTAATTCAATTTATAGAATTGAATGGGATGGCGACAAACTTCTCATTAGTTCCACTAAGAATAATGAAAGTGTCTTTACAGAAGTCACAGCCAGTGGAACTGATAGAAAGGCTACTGTTGAAATCTCTCTACCAATTAGCAAACTCGTAAGCAGGGAACAAGAAGTTGTAATTCTTTACGATGATGAAAAACCTGTTATCTTTGCTAATGAACAAGTGACGGTGCTTCGTGCGCCAAGGTTGGGTGCTTAAAATGAAAGGATTAGTAGATACAGTAAATCAATTAAACGCAAGAATACAGGAATTACTACAAAGTAAAAACATGGATGAGGCTGAGTTCCTAAGAATGTATGCTAAGAGTAAATCTGTTCAAATCGCATTTGCTATGGGTAGTCGAAGTATGGCTACAATGATGGCACAAAATGTAATGGAATATTTGACAGCACCGGAAGGGGAAGAAGAATGACTACCTACATTTGTAAATGTTATCAAGAACATACAGAAGAAGGCGGGGCATTTCCTAAGTGGGTTCAAATTATAGGAATGGGTGTTAACGGAACACTGGGTCTTGATTGTCATAGATGCGGAACATTAAGATTTAAATTAGTAAAGATAGGGTGAAAGAATGAGTAAATACGAAGAACAAGTAATTAATAAGATTCGTGAAAGAGCCGAAGTGGGTAAGAATAAATACGGCGTGACAATGGAACGCACTGATTTAAACACACTTGAATGGCTTGTTCACTTGCAGGAAGAACTAATGGATGCAAGCGTTTATGTTGAGCGTCTATTGGATGAATTTAAGAGATTACAATTAGCACAAAAATATGGTATCGAGTTCGCTAACCTTATGGAGGACTTGTAATGTTAATTTATGTTAATGGCTACATTGATACCGAAGAGGGCTGGACAGACTCTCAATATTTGCGAGAGCATTTAGAATATCTGTTCATGGAATACCTTCAAAGCGAAGGGATAAGTTTTAAGATTGAAGAATGGAAAGTGATTGAAAATGATAATAGACACAATGGGGAGTAATATACATCTACGATGGAGAGAAGACGGAGAAAGAAAAGAAGAAACAATAAAGGATTACAAACCTTATTTCTTTATCTCCGGTGCATCTCATTGGCATAAATCCCAAATGTTCGTTAAGAAATATGGAAAGGAAAGAGGAATACCCGTCGAAATACAATTCGGTGAAAAATGGAGAAGCCTACAAGGTAAAAATCTAAAAAAGATTACTTATCATAACCCTAAAGACCGTTGGACCCTTATGAATGAATTTCATAAGCAGGGAATCGCCACCTACCAAGCAGATGTTGATATTAAGCGTCTTTATGCAGTTGACCGAATGACTGAGATTAAAGAATACGAACACCGTAAATGGTATTTTGATATTGAAACTCAAGTAGGTGGAGTGCATGATGGTAAAACAACTGTGCTAAGTATCTACGATTCATTCACTAAAAAGAATACCGTAATGACTTGGTTTCCAAAAGAGGCACATGTGGATTACAAAAATGTAAAGTTTTCCAGTCTCGATTATGTGCAAGTTTATCAAAGTGAAACAGAAATGTTTTACGCATTTATTGAAATGATGGAAGAGCAAGACCCTGATATGATTATCGGCTGGTATATTCTCGGCTACGATATTCCACAAATTATCAAGCGCATGTGTAAATTAGGTATTGACCCCAATCGCATGTCTCCTTGTAATGAGATTAAAGATGTTCGTAGAAAGTTCAGTAATGGAGAAACTACGGGCTGGCAATTAGGAAAAGGAACTGGAGATGAAAAATACTTTAATAGCGCACAACCTATTCGAGGTAGATTAACTTTCTGCCTAATGGATAGATTTGAACGCCTTTGGACTGATTCTCAAAACGGCACATTACCTTCACTTAAGTTGGATGATTGTGCTAATCTTGTTCTTGGTGAGCGTAAGGTTGAGAGTTCTAAATTCGAAGACTTGGAGTTTTACGAAAGGGCTTGGTTGGAAGATACAAAAACTTATCTTGAATATGCTAAAGTCGATGTAGACCTATGCGTAAATATTGATAACAAATTAAATGTCAGTGAAAACAGCCTTGCCCTACAAAGACTTATTGTATGTCCTTTTGAAAATACATATCATAATTCTCAAATGGGTGGTGTGTATTTTATGCGTAAGTCAAACTGGATTCCTCCAACGGGAGTTAAAACTGAAAAGGAAAGATATGATGGTGCTTTCGTTATGGACCCAACATTAGAGGGAACTTACGGACTACATGAAAATGTTGCTGTATTTGATTTTAAATCTCTATACCCTTCTATGATGGCCGCAGTAAATATCTCATGGGAAACTAAGCGTGGACATGGTTATCCGGTGTGGGTAAATACACCTAAACATTTAGGAGACTTTGCAGAAAAGCCAACATATTACTACGAAAAAGATACACTTGGTCTTTTACCTCAAGCGGTTATTGACATGATGGCTTTACGGGATGAATACAAAAAAATGCGTAAAGAGGCTAAAACAGACGAAGAATATATTAAGTGGGACTCAGCACAAATGGCTACGAAGAGGGCGGTAAATGCTTTCTACGGCATTCTCGCAAAAGAAGGGTTTGGTTGGGCAGATATGGAAATGGTTCAATCAATTACTGCTTCTGCTCGTCATGCTATGCGAGAAACTGCTTTTAAAGCGCAAGAGTTGGGCTACGAAGTTATTTATGGACACACTGATTCTGTTTTCGTGAAGGTTCGTGATGTAGATGATGCAAAACAACTAAGAGTTTTGTTAAATGATTATATTTCAAAGGAAATCTTCCGAGAACCGGTAGAATTAGAGTTTGAAAAGTTTGCCAGTAAGTTTTTCCTTTCTAAGAAGAAAAATCGCTACTGCGGTTATCTTTCTTGGAAAGATGGAGAGTATTTAGACGAAAATAAGTTCTTTGTAATGGGTTTCGAAATGAAAAAGTCAAATGAAACTAAAATAGCAAAGAATTTTCAAGAAAATTTACTAAAAATGGTCGCATCTTTTGATAATAAAAAGTCTATTATTGATTACTGTAATAAAGAGTATTCAAAAGTAGTCAAAGGTGAGGTATCGTTGAGAGAAATTAGTAAGCGTAGTAGACTACGAAGAAATATCGAAGACTACGATATGATTGCAGGAGGTTCGGCAGGTATTATTTATCATAATCAACAAGGATTGGGTAAAATTAAGAAAGGCGATGCGTATTATTACTTTAAAATTAATAATACAGACTTAGAAGAAAAATGCTACATCTTAAACGGTGTATCTAAGCCGTGTGAATATATTTCGTTCTTAAAGTTTAAGGACATTGAAGGTATGTTCACCCCAGATTGGGAGTTTATCGCTAACGGAGAAATTATTAAAAAGGCTTTGCTTATATTTGAAAGCATGGAGTGGCCTATTAAACTCATAAAGAAAGACATAAACCAAACAACTTTAGAGGAGTGGTGGTAATGGGAAAAAAAGAAGGAACATATTATAAGACATTAAAAGCATTGCAACAGCGTAAGAAAAAGAAGCAGGATGAAATAGAAGCCATTGAACAAGAGTTCTTAAAAGTGGTTAAGGATGAAAGGCAGTTTTGGAAAAAACAAGGACATTGTAGTATTTGTTTTGCAGAAGGTAAGACTGAGTGGCATCACATTATTTCGCAACATAGATGTAGAGAGATAGGTAAGGAATATCTTATCCACTCTCGCAGTAATGTTGTCGAGGTTTGTAAAGAATGCCATGATAATACGACAGCGAGTTTGCGTAGGGCCGCCTTTGAAGAAAAGGGTATAACTCAAGCAAAGACCGTAAAGAATCATAATGGTCCTGTGACCGAAGCCCAAAGAAATTACATAATTAAATTAGGCGGCGAAGCATCCATTACAGAAGAAATGACAAGAGGTGAAGCATCAGCCCTAATTGATGCACTAAAGGAAGTGAGAGATTGATTGAATATGCAACAGAATGGACACAAAAGGATTTAGATAACGGTTTTACTTATCAGTGGAATCCCGATGATGTAGATGGGCCGACCTTGAAGATTACAAAGTCTTCTCTTGGAACATTTAACTTCTGCAACGGTTCATACCGTTATAGTTATGACCCATTTGGTGAAGGTAAAAAACCCCAAAAGACTTCGGAGGCTATGCTTAGAGGAACAATAGTTCACAACGCTCAAGAAGATTTTTGGAAAATGGTTGATACCGAAAAGGCCATGCCTTTTATTGATAATTCTAATAAGTTGGTAAAGCATTTTAGAGACTACTACCCCGAAGGGGAGGATGAAGACACAAGGGATTTATACCGAGCATTGTCAGCATGGCAAGCAGAAAGATTTATTGAATGTGTTCACGAAGGAACCGTTGAACATTTCGTGCCAATTGGTAATGAAATACTTCTAAATGCGAATATTAGAATTGGTGGAATTAATATCCACCTACAAGGTATTATTGACAGAATGTTTTTTGACGACGATGGTTATATTCCCTTCGAGTTAAAAACAGGTGCTTGGAAAGACAGTAAGAAAACAAACATGAGAAAGGAAATGGCTTTCTATCAGTTATTATATGAGAATGCTGATGAAGAAGATTTAATATCGGCAGGTTTAGACCCTCAATATGGTATTACTCATTGGGGTTGGATTTTCCCTAAGAGTAATTATATCTTTGTTGAAGAGGTTAAGAAGCGTTCTATGACTTCTGTTATGAATTCTATACAAAAGTTGGTAGACGCATATATGTTAAAGGAGTTCCCTTTCTCATATTTTCATAAGAAGTGCGTTCACTGTGGACACTTTGAACATTGCGAGGCTACTGGAGGTGGAACTAATTATGATTGGTTCTAAGATTATAAAAGAAATTACAGAATACAACTGGACATTTAAGGAGTTAATGAAAA